AACCTGCGAACCAGTGCCCTGGTTCCGGGAGAACTCGCTCACCGGCGAAGCGGTCTGCGACTGCACCACCTGTGAGGGTTCATCAACCTGCGAACCAGTGCCCTGGTTCCGGGAGAACTCGCTCACCGGCGAAGCGGTCACGACCGACCTACCAACCGGCTTAGCAGACGGAGCAGATGCCTTAGTAGGCACCCCATTTTCAGTCAGCCAAGCCGCGCTCTTCGACCCAAAATACGGCGGCTGCGGGGCGGGTAGAAGTTCCACCGCCCAACCAGCATTGTCCTTGCGGGCAGAGTTGCAGCTGCGGCACGCTACCACCATGTCCTCCGGAGTTTCTGCAGGAACTCCAGGACGAAGATGGTCATATGTCGCGCCACGGCCGCCGCGCTGATCCCCCCAGTAAACGACGTGACCGCACCAACGACATGCATCGCCGTCGCGAGCACGGATCGGCACAATCAACGAGGCATTGCGGGTATCATTACGCCGCCTGTTTTCCCAATCGATTTCCTCCTTTAGACGCATGTGGAACAGGTCTTCATCGTCCACCAGCTTGTAGGCGATACGCCCATCCTCCAGTGGCACCTGATCAGTCAGGTACCCACAGAACATCGCATCAGCGATGAACTTATCTGCCGCATCTGGAGCGCCGGTGAATTTCAGAATGGAACCGCGCTCAACGAGATAGTTCGTCTTGAACGCCGCAGCCTCCACAGCCAAAGCAAGCACCTGGCCAAACAGCGACCACATAGACTGCATGGACGCACCGGGGATTTCCAGCGCTCGCCACACAATGCGATGCTGAGCGGCTGTGTCTGACACCTTCAGCCAAGGCATGAGGGGGGCTCCTTACGGTGGTAGTAGTGTAGATCATCGTTCTCTATATCTGTGTCAGAATCAGCAGAAACCGGCTAATTAGTGATGTCTTTCTCAATGGCGGCGTCCATCAAATCCTCATACATGAGGTCGAGTAGATGCTGGATTTGGGACATGCGCTCGCGTACCTGACGCTGGCGCTTTCCGAGGTTCGCGTTACGCAGGGCGGGGGCGGTGAGCGGGGCGAGGCTCTTCATTGCCTTTTCTACTCGCTCGATAACCTCTGCTGATTTCTGATGAGCTTCTTCAGCTTCGCTGCCGGGTTCTGCGAGCGCCTGCTTCATGAGCTCCAGCTTGATGGGGAGGGTAGGTTCTTCCTTGGGTGCTGCGCCGTGGGTTGCGGTGGTGAGCGCTTCGGCGTGCTGGGTTCGTCGTTCCGCTTCGAGGGTGCGGACCTCGTCGATTGCTTCGCGCAGGCGCGGGTAGCTGTCGCTGTCTCGCTTCATGCTCATGGAGCGCTGCAGGAGCCCTTCAGCGACCAGGTAGGTTGCGGCGCGGGTTGCTTTGCCGCCGCCGAGGTCTTCGCGCCATTTGCGCTTCCATTTGGCGGAGACGCCGGTGAGGAGGCTGCCTTTGGCGAGTGCTCCGATTGCGTCTGCGAGGTCTGCGTTGTGGACCCAGATACGGTCAGCGTCGTAGATGTGGCGGATGGGGGTGCCGTTGATGGTGAGGTCTCGGTCTGGGCTGATGATTGGGTGGTAGCGGTTCATGGTGTGTCCTTGTGGGATTCTAGGTGCAAGGTAATTTCTTCTTCCATCCCCTTGCAGATGTCTTGCATGGGCAGTGGGTTGTCCGCGTAGGTCTTCCTGATGAAGCTTTCCTGGCAGACTGGGCAGATAGCAACAAGGAAAGAGGTTCCCACGATATTCCCGTAACGATCTCTGATATGGGTTGCTTCTACTCTGTAGGCTTCGTAATTTTCTGGTATCTGGATAAGGTCCATGCTGGTGTCCTTAGTTGATGATGGTGTAGGTTGCCCAGAGCATCTTGCTGCGGGGGTAGCCGCCGGTGTAGAGGTAGACGTCGCCGCCTGGGTGTACGTCGAAGGTGCTGCAGGCGCGGGGGGCGATTGCGGTGGCGACTGCGTCGATAACTGCTTTGTTGCGTGCTTTTTCGCCGTGGCGTCCGTCCCAGTAGGCGTGGGTGTGGATGATGTCTTTTTCGCCGTTGGTGGTGGGGTGGACGAATTCGATTGCGATCTTGTGGCTTGCCATGGTGGTGTTTCCTTGGGGTGTGGGGTGGTGTGGTCCCCCGCCGCCGGTGTGGCTACTGTAGGAAAAGAGTGGCGACGGGGGAAGCTGTGGGTGGGGTTAGATGTTGATGGAGGTTGTCATCATTGCGCGGTAGCGGGCTTTGCCTGCTGCGCGGTTGCGTTGCCAGACCTCGACGTCTGAGGTTTTGTACCATAGGCGGCCGTCATCGTCCTTGGCTGCGGGACGGAGGCGGATGCCGGCGGCTCGGACGGCAGTGCCGCTGTAGGTTCGGACGGTGGAGACTTTGATGCCGGCTGCGGCGGCGACCTGGCTTTCAGAGACGAGCTTGGTGCCGGGATTGCATGCCTCGAACATCGTCTTGTGGGGCAGGTCAATCTTGTTGGTCATTGGTGGTGTTTCCTTGGATGGGTAGGCGCTTCTTGCGCCAGTGGATTGCTTGCATGTGGCGGCGGCAGAGCTGTTTGGAGGCTGCGCGTTTTTCTAGCCATGCCTCGACGTCTGAGGGCTTGTACCAGTAGTTCCCGTTGAAGTCGCCTTTAGCTACAGGGCGGAGGCGAGAGGTGACAGCCGCTTTGATGGAGTCGCCAGCGTAGGCTCGGAGCGTGGTTTCTTTGATGCCTGCTTCACGCGCCACGGTGGCGGCGGGGAGCAGATGCTCACCGGGGTTCGCTTTCAACCATTCGGTGAGGGTGGGCAGGTCACTGAGGGGTGATTTAGCCATTGAACTCTCCGTGGTTGTGGTCGTTGATGAAGCTTCCGATGAGGATTGCGGCGGAGGCGGGAAGCAGTGCAATCGCGAAGATGATTGCTCGGAAGGTGATTGTGGGCTGTGCGGTGCCGATTCCAATGATGATGACGAAGGCGAGCGCGCAAGCCCAGACAAGGGCTTTTGCGGTGCGGATAGTGCGGGCGGTGGTCATGGTGTGTCCTTGGGCTAGATGATGAGGAGGATGAAGATAGTGAGTGCTGCGGCGACCCAGAGGGCGAGGCTGATCCAGGCGAGGGTGATAAGTTTCTTTTCCGCCTCTGCGAGCTGTGCGCGAACGAGGGTGAGGTCGTGGTTCTGGCTCGTCTGCTTCGCGTGCAAGCGTTTGGTGTAGCGGTTGAGCTGGGCGAGCGCCTGGCGCTGGTCTTTGCCGGCGCCTTGCAGGATTCCGACCGCGGTTTCGGTTTCGGTGAGCTTGCGTTCGTTTTCAACGATGCATTGCATTGCGAATCCGACGTTTGCGTTCACGTCCCTCGAGTGCTGTTCGACTCGCCCGTTGAGGTGGTCGGTGAGGCGGCGGGTCTCGCAGAGTTCGTCCTGGAGGCACGCGACGCTGTTGTCGAGGCTGTCGATGTCGGTGCGGACCTGGTTGTGGTTGTCGATGATTGTCTGGATGGCGGTGTGGCGGTGGTGGCGTCCTGCAGCGCGGTCACGTTTGGTCTTGGGGTTGGAGGCTGTCATGGTGTGTCCTTTACTGGCTGGTGTGTGGTGGGTGGTTAGGATTGTGGGTATGGATTCACAATTGCTTTCAAATCTTTCTTTCTGGGTGTCGGTTTTTGCGGCGGTCTCATCTTTTGTCTTCGCGTTGTTGTCGTGGTTCCACTCCTACGGATCAAAGAAAGCGAGGGATAAGGCGGAGGCGGCGCATGGGGCGGCATTAGAGATGCGTGATGCCGCGGTTCGTGCTGCTGAGGCTGCGGAGGAACGTGCCCGGCAAGCGGAGAAGTCGCTCAAGCAGATGGAACAAATCGTTGCTGAAGAGCAGAAGCAGTCCGAGTCTCAGGCCGAGATTGCGTCTCACCTATGGAGGCCCGTATTTGAGCTGACATGGGACAGAGGTGATACCTACCTGTTGAGCAACGTCACTGGTGAATCCGTTGAGGTTCTTGAGGTGGCGAATCTTGATAAGTTCTTCCGCTGCGAGCAGGTTCAGCAGGTGTTCCGCCCCGGCGAGTCGCTACGCATCCTCATGGCGGGTGCTTACGGTAAACCGTTGCCGGCGAACCTAGAGCTTCGAATCCGTGGGGTCGATGAGGTCGTCCCCGTCCCGATTCGCCGATAGCTCGCGCTCTTTTTCCTTTTCCTTTTCTTCTCGAGCATCTTTGAGCGTCCTGAAGTAGAACATTCCGGCGACGATAGCGCCGGCAACGCTGATGAATAAGCAGACGGCGTTGAATACGAGGTTGAACTGGTCGGGTTCCATTAGTGTTTTCCTTCCGGGTGGTTAGAGAAGCTGTGAGACTTGGCTACGGCGGTGGCGCATCAGGTGCTCTGCGAGGCGGGTGACGCAGTGCTCTACCGCTTCATCTGAGAACTGGAGCTTGTCCCAGTCCTTGATCTGGTCGGCGGTGAGCGCGTCATGCAAGGTGACGCCGCAATCGACAGGGCACGGAATGTGGATGTTCACGCGCGCCTTGAACAGCTCGTTTTCGTGCAGGGTGGGGCGCAGCTCCGGCCGGATGCTGTTCCTGCGGTCCCAGCAGATGCGGGCGGCATCGAGGCACTTGTTCGCGTGAGCAATGAGCTCTACCCAGAAGTCGGGGTGCGCCGTCTTGATGTGTTCGGCGGAGGCGGTGCCCATAGTGCGGGCGATATTGCCGGGGTCCAACTCGGCGTAGACTTCCTGGCATGCCCCGCAGTGGAGTGTGGGTGCCTTCTTACCGCGGAGGCGCGGGTCTCGGTTGTGGACGGTGAGGTGGCGTGCCCACCAGATGGTGCGGGCGTGCTCTGTGGCGAGCGCTTCGGCGGGGGTTAGGTGTTTCTCGTTCATTGGTGTTTCCTGACGGGTTAGACTATGAAGCCTTCGACGGTTATTTCCTTGATGCCTGATTCTGCGGTCATGGTGACTGATGCCTTGGTGCCTCTGAGGCTCAGTCCTTGACTAATGTCGAGGACTAACTGGCGAATGTCCCTCAATTCTTTTCTGGCCTGCTGGTCCTTCAGCGGACTCTCTGGCAATTCCCTACGTGGGTCGTTCCAATCCATTGGTGTTTCCTCAGTTGGTGGTGTGGGTGACGGGGAGGTTTGAGAGCCAAGCCATCACCGCGGCCGATGTGTAGTAGATGCGTCCCCCGCTTCGGATGTATGCGGGGCCTGTCCGGGCTTTACGCCACGCGGCTAGGGCTCGTGACGAGATACCGAGGTTTTCGGCAAGCTCTTCCGGGCTCCAGACCGTGAGCGCGTTATCGGGGATAGTCAGCACTTATTCCTGTCCTTTACTTGTGCAAGTATCCCAGGTTAGGGACAAGGGGGTAAAAAAATTAGCTTGCCGACAGCTCGGGAATGTGCTCCTGATAAAACCACCCCGGACTTAGGCCAAGCACCCCCGCCAAATCCCACAACTCTGTCGCTCGGATTGGCGCGTTGTGATTCTCTAGGCTGGAAAGTCTTGCGCGAGTCATTCCAACTCGCTGCGCGACTTCAATCCGTGTGAGCTTCGTCTTTGCGAGTGCGAGCCGTAGATTCTCAGCTAGAACCTCACCTGGTTCTCGATTTGTCATTCCTTTCCTCCTTTCGTTGTCATGCAATAAGCTTACGTCCCCATCCAGTGACAAGTCAAGCAATAATCTGCATTTTTTAAAAAATTCTAGATTTTTTCATACTTTTTATGTACACTGAGTGCATGATTCAACAGAAGAAGAGCACGGCTGGTCGCCGCAGCACTGGACCTGCGAACCGATTTAGCCAGCTGCTAAACGAAGAACTACGTGCGGCACAATCCCGCAGGCGCTTGACGTTGCGAGCGCTGGAAGAGCTCACTGGTGTAAGCCGCAATCGGCTTTCCCTTACTCTGAACCTTGACTCCTCACCTCTGAATACAAATGAGTTCGAACTTATTTGCAGAGCCCTCGAGCTCAACCCGGCGGAAGTCTGCTTCCGTGCCGAGGCGGCGCTACAGAAGGAGCTGGCAGCCGAGACTTCTTCCGTGTCCGACAAAGAACTGGCTGCTGAGATTCTCGCGCGGGCTGAATCAGCGACCAAGTCGGGTTACCGCCTTGCCCCTCGTCCTGCTGACCATGTCCTTACTGACGATTCAAGCTGGGGCGCATAATGCACTCCACGCAATCCAAAGCAGAACTCTTCAACGACTTGGTGAACCGTGAAATCAAGGTATGGATGGTTCGGCGAGGTGAAGACCTGCTGACTCTCGCCGCAAAAACTGGTATCTCCAAGAGTAAGCTCAGCCGATCCGTATATCGGTCAGAAGGCTCGCTCCCCGTTCGTGACCTCATGACCATCTGCGCCGCACTCAATGTGGACATGACGGTAATTATCTCGGCAGCATACAACGCAATGCTAGAACAAGTGGCCGCTCCCCTTACTGATGCTCAACTGGCAGCTGAGATTCTCGCGCGAGCCGAAGCCGCAACCAAGGCCGGCTACCGCCTCGCCGCACACCCCGCCGACAAGGTCATCACCGAAGACAACCACAGCGCATAACCAGCGCACAATCACCGATTCACTCATGACTTCAATAAATACATATGACTACGATCCAGAACGCCACGCCGAGGACCTGGGTATCCGCATCGTCGAAGCCCAGCCACCAGCAGGCACACTAGCCCTCTGGGATGAGCAAACCCGGACTATACTCACCGCCCCCGGGCTCCTACGCCGTCAACGACGATGCGTCATCGCCCACGAGCTCGCCCACGCCGTCAACGGAGACGAGCACTCCCCGCTGGATGACGTCGCCTCCACCAAGCGCGAGCGCCGCGCCGACACCATTGCCGCCGGCTGGCTCCTGCAGCCACATGCCGTGAAGACTGCTCTGGCGGTAGCTCCCGATTCTTTGCCTGCTGCGGCGGCTGAGCTTGAGGTGACTGAGCGTATCCTCTCGGCGTGGCTTTGGGAGCATAGCAAACGGGGCGGGCTGGATAGCTAGTCCAGTCCGCCCCGTCTGTACATCATCAATCAATATAAGGAGAAATAAGCGCTTAGATCCGTCTGATGCTGTTCACTCATACAACAAGAAGATACCGACTCAGCTCGCCCTTGCAGGTTCCGCCTCGTAGTTATCGGTTATTGCCGAAGTAGTGTAGCGTCAGCACGGAGCTGTGGCAAGAAAGTCGCCTATCGGCGTGTTGCGGTTACCTTTTTGGGCAAAAAGATAACCGCCCCACCTACTGTATCCGGCAGTAGACGGGGCGGTTCCTGTGCAGTCCGTGCTGAAGAAATGCTCGAACGAGATGACCGAGTTTAGCGTCACCTGCGGGCGAGCGCAAGTGAAAGGAGAAGCGGGTGGTTAGGGATCCTCTTCCGGTGGGAACCCACGGGGTTCTCAAGCTGACTAAGCTGCGCCCTGGTGTTTGGCGTGCCCGTGCGTCGTATCGTGATTGGCGCGGGGTGCGGCGTGACGTGACCGCGCAGGGTCCAACTAAGGCTGCGGCTGAGCTGAAACTTAAATCGAAGCTGGCGACGTTGCCTGCTTCGGGTGCGAGCCTGAGCGGTACCACGACATTGAAGGTCGCACTGGACAGGTGGCTTGGCGGTCTTGACGGGCTGGCGCAGAACACCCTTCGTAATTACACACTGTGGGCCGGGCAGGTTGCCGGCGCTTTGGGTTCACTGCGGCTGAATGAGGTGACGGCAGGTCGCCTCGATTCCTACCTAGCCTCAGTGCAGGCTCCCACCAGTCGATACAATCAGCGCTTGGTTTTGAAAATGTCTTTGGATGAGGCTGTGCGCCTCGGGGCACTACCTCATAACCCTGTGCTGGCGACTCGCACGGTGAAGGGCAAGAAGAAGCAGGTGCGAGCGCTGGATCTGGAGCAGGTGAAGGTTCTGCGGTCGCTGGTGGCTACGTTGGAGTCTACGCCGACCTATGACGGGTGGATGTCTGACCTGGTGGATGTTCTGCTTGGTACTGGCTGCCGTTGGGGTGAGGGTGCCGGTCTGCGGTGGGAGGATGTTGACCTGGATTCTGGCGTGGTGACGGTTCGTGGCACGTTGATTCAAGGCAAAGGCTGGCAGGCGGATACAAAGACGCACGAGCCGCGTACCCTGCAGGTGCCGCGGTTTGTTCTTGATGTCCTGCAGAGGCGGCACTCAGAAGCCCGTGAAGGTGCCGTGTTCGTGTTTGAACAGGGCGGGGCTCCACTTGCCTACAACTCGGCGCGTAACTGGCTGGTTCGGGCGGTGAGAGGCTCTGAGTTGGAGTGGGTGACCTGGCATGTCCTCCGGAGGACTACGGCGACGTTCCTTGATGAGCGGCTAGGCCTGGCTGAGGCGTCTCTGCAGCTTGGTCATGCGTCGGAGGCGCAGACGTTGAGTGCGTATGTGGCGCGCCAGTCGCAGGCTGTCTTTGCTGATGCTCTGGAGGGGCTGGAGGCGGCATAGATTGGTCACAATTTACTCCCAATTTTGAAACCCCTCTAGACTGTATCCAGACTGTCATTAGTTGCAGGTAAACAGAAAAAAGATACCCCCGAAACCCCTTGTCAATAAGGGATTTCGGGGGTATCTGCCCTAGTCAAGCCCATAACGGGGCTTGAGTCGCAAGACTAGAAAGCCTTGTTTACCAGATGGGCTAACTTCCTTGATATTCCGCGGAACTCAGAGGGCATTACACCCCGTGGTCACAATTTACTCACGATTTTCAACAGAGGCGCCCGGCTCCGCAGATACATCGTCGACGGCATCTTCATACATGCCCGGGTCGGTATTGAAGAAGGCGAGGATGTTCGGCAAAATCGCAGTTACAGCACCGGTCACCACTGCCGCCTGGTCACTCGTCCAGATGCCGAAAGCAACCAACACCGCAGAAATTGACGGGGCGAGCACGTACAACATTTTGCGGAGTGCGGCGCGCTGACGACGCGATAAGTTACGCATTATCAATCTTCTCCTCGAACTCGGCTGCGGCGTCCTTCAGCTTCGCCCAGGATTCTCGCAGTTCTGAGACCTTGTCCTTCTCCAGCGGTGCGGGGACGCCCTCGACACCGCGCTCAATTTTGCCAGCCTTGATGTCGTTCACGCGGCGGATGAGGTCTTCGAGTCGGCTGTACCAGCGGCCAGGGCACTCAGTGTTGTAGTGATCAAGGTGACCGTTGATGTAGAAGCTACGGTTGTAATAAACCTCCAAATCGGCAATCGCCTGAGCCACAGTTTCGAAGTCCTCCGGGCTCATCTCCGGGCGACACTCAATGCCGATTGAGCGCATGTTCGCATCCCAGTTGCCCGAATGCCACGCAACATTCTTGATGTCTACCAGCTGCGCACAGCGGCCTGCCTCAACCACGAAATGGGCAGACGAGTTAGGGCTACTCTGAAGGAAGCTGCACACCTGCTCGAAAGACTGGCCATCGTTGCCCCAGTGATGAATCACGATCGTGTCAACCGACTCGTCGAGGACCTCGATGATCTCTTCACCGTTCTTAACGATAGTTACACGTGCTTCGGGGGTAAACGAAACGGAGTTGTAATCTGCGATGTCAATGTACTTCATGCTTTTCTCTTTCTTAGCAGCATAAAGGCGCTGGAATCTCTATCTTCTAGAGACGCCAGCGCCTTTCCTTATTACTTATCTTCTTTGCCGTCCTTGCCAAGCTTCGACGTCCAAAGCTCGGCAGCTACCCATTCCGCCACCTCAGACGGCAAAGGCGGAGGCGGAGGCGGCGACCCCGACTCAATGTGAGTCGAGAGGCGCGTAATGTGAGCGATTGCCACGCTCATCGCTAGACGGGCACGATCAGTCGCCGCGTGCGCCTTTTCCTCCCTTGAGCGCGCCTCGTCCTCACGGCTGCGGATGTCCGTCTCCAGCGAGGCGCGCGCTTCGCTCTCCTTCCGGAGACTCGACTCCAAATCAGCAATGCGGCGTTCAAGAGAATCAATCAGCATCCGATTCGACTCATGCCTCGCCGCCGCTCGCCCATTCAGAAACGTCATCCCCGCAGGAATCAGGGTGCCCATCAGGACGCCCCCAAGGGTCCACATCTCTTGGGGGAAATCTCCAAGGGCCACTAAGATGCCACCTCCTGCGCGTCACGGTCACGACGCCATGCAGCCCCACCCTCACGCGGGGTGAAATCCACGTCAGGGCGGCCCCAATCACGCGGCGCCCATTCGGTACGGTCCCATGGGAAATCGCGCACGCTGAAGGCATTCAGAAGACTGTTCTCAACCGCGACCGTGCTGACACGGTCAGCGAGGATTCGAGTCTTCTTCACATCCCACGGATCAACACCCGTGAACGCCTTCTCCGTCTGACCGTCTTCAAAATTGAAAGCGTGACAGAAAGCGTTAGTGTCGGTGCCGACTAGACCGTATTTCTTCGCCGCAACAATCAGCAAGCGCGTCAGCGGGTTATACGGCAACCCCGTCTTCGGATTGAACCAGGGATTGACGTCTGCTGCCAGGCGCCCCCACTGCCCATGCACAGGCGAGGACGGGGCCTCACTTGCAGGCGACTTACCATCCGTCATCTGCGCCGGCCACGACGGCGGATTACCCTCCGACACAGCGCCAAAGGTAAACGCCAACGCGTGATTGATTTGGCCGCACCGGACCTCGTCGATGCCCACGAAACCTAAAGTGTTGTGCATGCGGGCGACGGCTGAGGACCCTAGCTGCAGCTGGGTTGCCCAGTTCTCCTCGGCGAGCTTCTTAAAACCCGGGGACATGACGGAAAAGCCGCCTGATGTAGCGGTCCAGCCGTCGCCATCGGCTTTACGGTTCACCATGAAGTACTCGCGAATGATGCCAGTATGAACATCCCAGATTGCCAGGCCTCGGTCACCGATTCGTGCCGGCTCCGCAAAGCTCGGCATCGGGATCATACCGCTGAGGATATTCTGCGCCGCCCACGGGGTGAGACCAACACCGCGCGTCGACTCCATCCGCTGAAAATGACAGTCAGGATGGGACGAATCCACAAGATACGCCGGGATTGGAGAGGTGCCATCAATCGATGTATTCGTACCTGTCTTCACACGGGGGTCCCCGCGGAACTTTCCAGTGCCGTCTCGACCGAATGGGTCTGGGTTGTTCCGGTCCATCCATGCAGCCATTTCGGAGGAATTCTCAGCCAGAGGCATCTGAGAGATGTCCCTCTGCCATATAGTGCCTGCACCGGCGTAGTTGGCAACGTCCATCAGCCCAGGGAATACCACCTCTGGGTGCTGTCGACTCCCGATGGGCGCCCACTCCTCCGTCTCCGCATTGAATGCCTTGAACGCAAGTGCGTGGCGGCGCCCATCAGGATATTTACCAAAGACAAAAGCTGCCATTAGAGGACTCGCGCTCCTCGGTCCTCAACCTGCGCGCCGGGCGCCATGAAGATACGGTAGCCTCCGAGCTCGACGTTATTGTTGGAGGTACGGATACCAAGCACGCGACCCCAATGCTTATCCTCATTATTTGCCCACTTATGGGCTGCCCGAGCGCCCGAAGGGGCGGTGATAGTGCAACTCAGATTGAGGAATTCGAACTTCCAGGTTCCAATGCTGGTGCCTGCGTTGATGAGGAGCCCGGTGTCTACCCCCTCAGATTTAGACATCATCGTAGCGCTTCGGCCAGGCTCTGCCAGACCGACCTGGTAACTGCGTGCCCACGGGGAAAAAGCATGGTCTTGGAACCACTCTAGGCTGAGCGTGGCACCCGGCTTCTCAACCTTCGCCACGTCGACCTCCACAGTCGCGTTAGGAGAACCAACCGTGATGAACAGCTCAGACTCGGCGTTACCCTTTCCGCTCGGCTTCAGGGTCAGGGCATCGGTGACGACCCAGCCGCGAGGCACCGTCTCGCCATTGACCTCTACGAGGCCAGTGCCAGGCTGCGCATACACACTCTCCACGTCAGCGGAGCCACCGAAGCCATTATTGGGTTTCAGACCGATGTTCTTCTTGCTTGCAGGCCAGGTGGCACGCTCAGTCTCAGGTACAGCCGGCACCAGTGCGGTGCCAGCCGTGCGCTTGGAGGGGTCTTCACTGATGACGAGCTCACGACCCTGCAGAGAGCCGAATACCACGGGGAACTGAATCCGACTGCTGCTGAAAACGTAGCCGGGCTCAGGAATCGCCTCAAGCATGATTTCTCGGCGGTCCTCGCCAGGAATCACCTGGTCACCAGGCGCAGCCTCTACACCGTCAATCTTCCAAATCACACCAGGTTGCTTCGGGGTAGGAATCGTAATCAAGCGACGCTCGGGTACGACGTCAGGGAACTTCGGCACGATCGGGATAGGCGTGTTCAGATTGGACACGTCCGCATGGATGAGAGGGACACCGTGCATCTCCTTCTTCGTGGCTTCAGCGTCCTTCGGGTTGAACGAGAGCCACCAGCCCTGAGCGCGAGCCTGCAGCTCAGGGGTCCACTGCGCCTTGATTTCCATCGGAACATCGGTCGTCGAATCATCCGTCATCACGACGGTCGCGCCGCCTGAACTAGACGGTTCGATTCGCTTGATACCCACGCCATCACGACCAGGAGCGCCATCAGTACCATCTCGACCCGGCTGACCATCCACACCGTCACGACCATTCTTGCCGTCAACACCATCGCGCACGGCACGCCAAGTAAGCTGCGTGCCGTCATTAGACGCACGCGCAAGAACCTCGCCTTGCGCGCCGCCGGCGGGAATCTTCTCCATAGGGGCGAGTACCTGCTCAATCTGCTGCTGGACACCCTCGGCGGGCTTGCCGGTGAGGTGTCCCTGTTCGTCTGCGATGACCAGGCGGTCGAATACAACCTTGCTGTTATCGTCTGCCATTAGTTCGTCTCCTTTTCTACGATTCGGGCGAGCCCGTTGCCCAGGTCCTCGGCGACCCAGTGCTTGGCCTGTGCCGAAGGCTGGTGCGAGTGTGCCGGCGGGTGGTTGGGGACTTCGTTGATGCTGTCCCCTGCCTCGGTGGCGAGGTTGATAGTCTGCCCCGGCTGGACAGTGATAGGGATGCAGTCAATGATGATTTGGCGAGCGGTGCCGGTGCGGGCTGATACCTGGACGTTGTACCGTGCGGGGGCGATGAGCTGCACACCGCGGGCGCCGCCGTTGGCGTGAGTTCGGAGGACGCCGTTGACTAGATAGCCTTTAACCTCGCATGCGGTGTAGACGGTGGTGTCGTCGTGGCTCATGGAGGTGGGTGTGAAGGTGACGATTCCGGAGGTGATTGGTGCGGGCTCGCCTGCGAGGAGCTGGTGGGTTGCCATGTTGGCGTGCACGGTCGCGTAGTTGGTTGTGGTGTCAGTCATTGTCTGCGCCTTCCTGGTCCTTCGTGTCCTCGGTGTTGTCGAGGCGGATGGTGCCTGCTGCGATGTACGCGTCGAGCAGCTCTTCACGCAGGCGGTTGTTCTCCCGTGTCAGGTAGATGGTCTTCGCGAGGAGCTGGTCGCGTGTCAGCGTACTCATGTTTGCTGTTTCCCTTTCTTCTACGGCGCGGGTGTGGAGCGGTTGAACGGCATCAGGTAGACATCTGCCCAGACGTCATTCGCGACGTCCCTGCCGATGTTGTAGATACGCAGAGTTCCGCTGCTACGGTTCACACCGCTCATGGTGGTCACCAATGCTGAATTTCCGAAGGCCTGTGCGATGAGGTACGGCTGTTGTCCCAGCTCTGGCCATGAGAACCGAACTTCGACCCACTTGCCAGGCTCAACGCGGTACGGACCGACCGACCGAACCCACATGTTCCTCGTCATCGACCAGAGCCCGTCCATGCGCATGTTCTGGTTGACACGCAGACTGTCAGTGACGTTCACACCACCCTGCGGGTCGACGAAGAAACCTCGGGTCTCCGAGTCGGCTGTACCGAATGGCTTCATGCCTATATGCAGTGCACCCTGCGGGGACATGCGGATGATCCCGATAGGTGCCCGCTGAGCGGCATCCAGAGGGCGCATCTCAATGATTGATTCTCCCCCCGAGACAGGTCCCTGCGTGGTGCGGATGGTGATGCCGGCACGGTCATCGGCGGCGGTGGAGAAGACTCCTCGGATCCAGTTGTCTGTGCCACTGGCATCAATCTTCACGGTCTGTTCACCGGCGCCGTTGAACGCGCTGATTCCCGCTTTGTTTAGTTTCACACCGCGGTGGGCGTCTCGGTCAGTCTGCAGCAGGGAGCTAGTCATCATCTCTGCTGCGATGTCTTCTACTCGGATGCGCTGAGCAATCACTTCCTGGGTGACAATGTTTTCGATGACCGTGGCGCGCTGGAGTATCGCGTCCTCTGTGACTACCAGCTTCTTCGTCTCAGCTGACATGGCACGTACCACAGAGGCGGCAAGCTCCTCAGTCACATTCAGTTGTTTGACGTCCAGGGTGCCGGGGATTATGAGGTTACTGCCGTCGAAGGGCGGGGACGGCATTTTCTTGATGCCGGCAACCGCCTTCGCAGCAACCGTATCGTCATCCATACCGGAGCCAGCTTCAACGGCGGCGATGCGACGCTCCGCCTCAACGAGGTTTCGTTCCGCAGCCACCAGCGTCTCGTTAGCCTTTGCCACGACCTTGGTTGCCTCTGAGAGACGCGCGTCAAAGCTGGCGATAGTGTCTCCATCCCAGCGGCGAGCAGTGCCGCCTGCGTCCATGTACATGGTGGCCTCTGCTGCGGTGGCAATCTTGATGCCATGAGGTGTTGATGCGGGGACGCGGAGGCGGCGCATCTGTTCACGGAGCGTATCGGATGCTCTGGTTGGGCGCTGGTCAATGTACATCACCATGCGGTGCCTCTTTTCTCTTAGGTGTTCTCCCACTGTGCTTGCTGGAAATCCAGTGTGACCTGCGGGCTGAGGCCGCCGTTCATCTTGATGATTCGCATTGGTCGCGTCCCGTCGGGGATGGTCTTCCACCCGGCGAGAGTCACGTTCGCTGTGTCTCCGACGAAGAAGGAGCCCAGCGGAGTCTTTCGCGAGTTCGCAGCGAACGTCAGAGTGACCTGGTCAATCATCGCCTGGCGGGATAGGAGCTCACCGTGCGCCTTCTGTCGTAAGACGTCGGGGCTTGCTTGGTCGGCGTCGCTCATTACGTCCTCGACAAAGGGCTGGTCGCGACGCCAGACACTCGAGAGAATCTCAGCATGGGCGCGAGCGGTGCCCTCGCCCTCGCCGGCACCAGTGCACCAGATACGGTGCACTAGATTTTTGCCAGAGGAGGTCACAGAGACATCTGGGACCTCCCCCATATCGGCTGTCGAGTCAAAGTCAGGAACCCAATCCTGAGCAATGAACGGGTATCCCTCCGTGCCATGCACCAGAGCCCATTCAATTCGCGTCTTAGCATCGTCTGCCCAGCGCGGGCGAATCATGATGTCAGGACCGTTGATTACACCCGACAGTTCCGTCCAGCGCTTGCCGATAAGGTTATTCGCCAGGTTCCACCCCTCATACGTTCGCTCACGCTCCCCCGCCGCATCACCCACCGTGCCATGCACCAGAGGCAGCGCACCGCCCGGGCGGTCCATCGCATGCACAGCGAGCGCCCAGGCAATCTCGCCTAGTGTGGTTTTGCGGTATTCGAGGGTTTGCCAGATGGTACGTTTCTCGAAAATCGCACGGAGGCCCTCGGCTTTGATTTCTAGGCTGGTGGTGGTTTCTTTTCCCCAGTCGGTGATTGGGCCGGCGATGATGGGACGCGCTATCCCGTCTGCTGCGGTGTAGGTGAGCAGTACTCCGCCTGAGAGGGGTTCCCACCATGTGGGGGTGATGGTGTGGAGGTGTTTCTTATCGACGGTGAGGGAGATTTCCTCTGTCTTGTTGAGCTCGATGCTCCAGGAGGCGTTGTGCACGGTGATGGGCGGGCCCACTTGTCCGGTGGTGGTGTGGATCCAGTGGAGCCCGTACCCGGTCATTGTTCCTCCTGCTGTTGGTGGTTATTCTTTGGCGACGCCGATGTCGGTGACAGTGAGGGAGTCGCCGGGGAACGGGAATCCGCCGTTTTCGCCGCGCACGACCCAGTACTGGTGCCCGTAGGTGGTGTGGCGGACGACGTAGTGGATGCGGTGCTGGCCCTTCTGTAAGGTCTGGATTGTGGAGAAGTCTTTGGATTCCCAGATGTTGTTGAAGGCACGTTCACGGCGGAGTGCAAGTCGGTCGTCGATGTAGATGTCGTAGAATAGGCTGCCGTTGGCGATGACCGGGGTGACGTTTGTTTCGCTTGTTGCGGTGGTTACCGTTGAGGTGAGGCGGATGTCTACGGTTCGGTCTGTCGGTACGAAGAAGGTGCCGGCGCCGCGGCGGAACTCTCCGAGCTTGTGCGGTGTGTCTCGGGTCGTCTCATGGTGGAAGAGGACGCCGAGGGATCCTCCGACCGGGCGGGAAAAGACGATGTTGCCGGCTTCCTGAGTGGCTGTGGTTGCCTTGATGTTCGCGCGGATCTCGCGCTTGGAAAGCATCACTGCGTTAGCCGGCACGGTCGCACCGATTGCCACCTTGGATGCCACGGAGCCATTGACAGGCTCGGTCAGCTGCTGAACGTAGATGTATTCAGTGCGTGAGCCGTTAGTCGGCGCGGGTTGAGTCGTAATCTGCTGCGCAGGCACCGGAACAAGCACCGCACGACCCGGCGCGAGGTGGATACACACAGCACCGGCGGCAATCTGGTAGCTCATTGCGGCGGTGCCCTTGACCTCGCAGCCGCTAATGATTCCTGCTTCCGGGTACTGCGCGGCAATGACTGCCTGCAGGTCATCGGGGGTCGTTCCATTGCCATTACGGTCAGGGGCCATGCCGAAACCGGTAGTCATGAGGTCCTCCTAGAGGTAGGTATCTCGGACGATAACGTCACACCAGCCGGTGGCAGGTGCGAGCGCTTCGATTGTGGGGGCGAATCCCGATTTTGCGGGGATTGAGTGCCAGTCTCGGCGGGTGAGGTCTGCGGTGTGGTCGGAGCCGTTGATGGTGACGGTGCCGCGGGCGCAGTCAATGGTGACCGGTGATGGTGTGATGACCGGGTACGGGTACTCGATGACGCGGTCGCCGCTGGTGATGCGGAACCCCGACGACCACTCCCCTCGAATCACGTAGACGGGGTGCGCGGCGACATTCCCCTCATGGGCAATGGCTGCGGATTGCGGAGCCTGGGACCCGAAGGAGATAACCCCGCTAGGTGCCGGTGCGAAGAGGTTGAACCGCAACCCGATGTTCGCGCCGGCGGGGAATATCTGGGTCGTAACGGCAGGCCCGTATAGCCATGGCTCCGGAGCAAGGAGAGGGAGCTCGAAGTTGAACGCGGTGTCGCCCAGGTATTCGATTTTTGGGTCTCCGTCGATTCGAACCTCACAGGTGAGGATGCCGTTATCGGATTCAACGGAGAGCGCCCCCAGCTCACCGTCCCAGAGCAGGGATGAGGTGAACCGGGAGGCGAGCTCGCGAATGGGCAGAGCCTTCGCGATGATGGTTCCCTTGAGAGTGAGGGTGCGACCAGTACGGCGTGCCGGGTAGGAGAGCATGCCGTGCCCAATCTTGCGTTGAACATCGGCAGCTTCTACGCCGGTGCCGCCGTCCCAGCCCTGTAAGTCGGTGACCCAAACTTCCAGCCCGTCATCGGTTGCTGCATCCTCGAAGGTCGAGAGGATGAGGGAGCCATGAGCTCCGGTGAGCGTGACGCGGTGACGGTGCTGGCCAATCATCAGATCAGGACCCCTTCAAGGTTGAGGTGGTGGTTAATTGCTTCGCCTACGCGGCGGCCGAATCGGTCAGGTGACATCTCATCAGCCGCGTTGACGTGGACGTGGAGCCCACCGGATGCGGCGGACAGCGGCGCTGAGCTTGCAGATGCAGAGAGTGCACGGTTGAGCGAGGATGACCGCACGCCAAGCGAGACAGAGCCGCTGAGCGCACCAGGAGTGAGCGCCGCGCTGAGCGTACCCATTCCTGCCTCTGCGGCTTCGACCGCGGCTTCGGTCATGTCCTTGACCGCATCGACTGCCACGTCTGCGCCCTGGGTGATGCCCTCTGCGATACCCGCAGGAATCCAGATACCCACCTGGTCACGCATGACGCGAGACGGCGAATGAATACCCAGCGCAGACTTCACAAAGTCAGGCAGTGCATTGACAACGTTGCGGGCCGCATCCATCACCGCGCCGGCAGCGTTACGGATACCGGTGGCAATGCCTCCCACGATGTCACGACCGATGGAGAGCATCCGATCAGGGATGCCCCGCACCACGCCAACGATGTCCGAACCCATCGAACGGAAGAACCCGACCACGGTATTGATACCGGCGGAGACACCGTTCTTAATGCCCTCCCAAATGGTTGAGACAATCCGTCCGATACCACTCCAAGCGGCATCCCAGATGCTACGAATCAGATTCACAGCGTTCGTGATGAGGGCGCTAACGATATTGATTGCGCCGATAACGACGCCCTTGATGACCTCCCAAACACCGGTGAGAATCTGCTTGATGCCTTCCCACGCGGCGCTCCAGTCACCCTTGATGATTGCGGTCACCGTCTTGATGATGCCCACAACGACATCGAGTGCTCCCTGGACAATCGGGACGATTGCCTGCACCACGGTCGTGACTATGTTCAGGACCGCCTGAATTGCAGGCACCAGAATGTCCAGCAACGTTGTGATGAGCGGAACGATTGCCTGCACCACGGATGCGAATACAGGAATCAGCGAGGTCACCAGGACAACAACGACTCCCGCAACCGCGCCCACGATTGCCGCAAGCACCGGAAGAAGACCCTGGATTGCAGGCATCAGTGCGGCGAGTACCTGAGTTCCCAGATCAACGACTGCCGTCACAATCTGTCCGAAAACCGGCACCAGCTGTAGCAACATCTCCCCCAGCTGACGGAAAATATCCATGATCTGCGGGAGCATTGCCATGACCGCAGCCCCCAGCTGAGCGAGCGCAGGAACGAGCTGAGTCATGAGCTGTTGACCAATAGGCAACAACGCCTGAACAATCTGTGTTCCGAACTGGATAACCATCGGGATTAGCGGGGCCAGATGTTGCCCAATCTGTCCGAGTGATTCCATCAGCGCCGCACCCATCTGCCCCAGAATCGGCATGAGCGCCATGATTGCTTGACCGATGAGCGGGATAAGCCTGTCGATGACTGGCTGGACAGCCTGGACAACCTCGGTGAATAGCTGGGTTGCCATGGCTGCGAATCGCTGCAGGGCGGGGATGATGAGCTGGAGCGCCGGCTGAAGCGACTGGATGAGCTTCTCGCCCAGCTGACCAATGAGCGGCAGGATTGTGTTCAGTGCGGGCTGGATTGCCTGCATGAGCTGTTGCCACATCTGACGTCCGGTCTCAGTCTGAGTGAAGAACGCTGTGAGTGCTGTGCCGGCAAGGACCAGGCCACCAACTACCGCCATAATCGGGTTTGCTTTCAGAGCGCCAAGGAAGGTGCTAAGTGCGCCTGACGTTGCGGAGACAACTGTCTGGTATGCGGCGGTTGCGACCGAGGCGGCCTTCAACGCTGCGGCTTTAGCGTGGAATGCTCCCGCGCCAATCTGTGCTTCGCGTGACAGCTTCGCTACTTCAGCTGCAGTGCCGGCACCCGATGCAACGAGGCGGTATCCTTCTGCGACGGCATCGAAGGAGCTCTTGAGCTTCCCTACTGCGCCGGCGGCGGTCTGGTACGACTCGAGAGCAAAGCGTCCAGCATCGACGGCGCGGGAGGCGGTATTGTACGCACCAACGGCACCGATGACGGCGGTTGCCATTGCAGTCACGGCTTCGGGGTTGCGGTTAATAGCGTCGGTTAGGCGACCCAGGGCGTTAGCGGCTAGGTCTGCTAGACCGGTGATTGCATCAAATGGGTTCCTTAGGTTCAGTGCGCTGGTGCTGGCGCCACCGAATGCACGGACGAGTTTCTGTAGAGCAGTCGCGATGGCGAAGATGATTTCTTCGAATCTGTACCATACCGTGGAGAATGCCTCCCCGAGCGGCGGCAGGATAGCGCCGAGCGTCTTTCCTACGCTCATCACGAGCCCGCCAATGGACGGGCCAACGATAGATGTCCAGTGTGAGATTACCTGGACTGCGTATTCCATCGCACTGCCAAGCTTCTCGCCGATAGTCTTACCCATCACCTCGACAGGCTTCATCCACTGCTGGAAGGAGAGAAAGAACTTCGTCAATACGGGGTAGACGCCAGAGAGGACGTTCGCGCCGAAACGGCCTAGTGCAGCCTGTGCGTTGGCGAACGCACCGGGGAGCGTGTTGCCCATTTCGAATGCGACGTTGCCGGCTGCGGAGGTCATCGCCTTCTCGAACTGGTCGAACCCAATCTTACCGTCAGAGGCCATCTTGAAGACTTCCTCGGCCGTCACGCCAAGCTGCTTAGCGAGCGCCTGGTAGATTGGGATTCCTCGGTCTGCGACCTGGGCGAGGACGTCGTTCTGAGCCTTGCCGGTGGATGCTACCTTCGCGTAGATTCCGCCCATTTCCTCCATGCTAGAGCCTGATGCCGCAGCCGAGTTCGAGACGGACTTAAGGACGGCTTCGAGCTGCTCACCCGGCTGGATACCAGCCGCCACCGCGCCAGCTGCGGCGGTTGCCGCCGCGTCCAGACCGAACGCGGTGCCCTTCACGGATGCTGAGGCGTTCTGCATGATGACCGACACCGCGTCAGCGTCGTTGCCCAGGCCTCGAAGTTTAGCCTGGGCAACGTCAATCGCTTTCAGACGATTGAAGCCCTTGCTGAACGCGGTGCCGAGCACCGTTCCCAGCGAAAGCCCTGCCAGCGCCTTCGTGACCACGCCGCCGATGGCACCGCCGAAGAGACGACCGAACGCACCAGAAGCCTTACTGCCTGCTTCGCTACCGGCGCGTTCGCCCGCAGAGCCAATCTCGGAGATAATCTGAGCGCCGGCTCCCTTAGTCGATGCGATGACCGATACATAGGCCTTCGCAAGCTCGTACCCTGCCATAATGTCTCCTAGATGATGGTTGTTGAATCGGTGATGTCTGTGCCGGTGCCGGCGCGGCGCTCAGCGGCCCAGTGGCGTGCTTCATCAAGCGACATCGTGCCAGAGCCAAGCTGCTTCGTATTTCCGCTCTTCACCCCTGGCCGTGGAATCGGGTCCGGTCGAGAACGGCCCTTCTGCCCGTCCTCAGTCCTCTGCCAATTCGCTTCTGCAAGACGATCAAAAATGCCGGCAAGGAGTTGATCTTGCAGCCCCCATCCTTGAGCGAGTTCCCTCATGAGGGCGGAGTTATCAGGCAGGTGTACAACCATCGCCGCGGTGAGGCGGGGACCGTAGCGAGCGAGCAGTTCAGCGAAGCGTGCTCCGTAGAACCGGATGAGGTCAATCTCGATCAGCTCGCGATGCTCCCGCAGGAGCTTCACGAGCGTCAGAAGTTTGGGTTCAGCGCATGCATAAGGTCAGTGAAGAACGTGGTGTAATCACTCATCTTTGTAATACCGGTCTCCTGGTCGCGCAGAGCTTCCATAACTTCCTTACGCTGTGATTCACCCAGCAAAGCACGGATCGCCGCAAAAATTCCTTTGGGGTTGCCTTCGTCCAAGGCGATTAGGGATTCCATCAGCTCCGCATCGTCAAGTGCTGCGCTGTTGACTTCCCAGTCACGTCCACGCAGGTGAACGATAACTCGGTCCTGGCCGCCAGCTTCCTTGCGGTCAGTGAGGTTGATTGCTGCCTTGCGCTTCTTACCCATGTGTCGTTCCTTCTGTCTGTTATCGTTGATATACCCGGGACGGGCGAGGTACTAAAACCTCACCCGCCCCGGCTCTATGCTTATAATTACTTGCTGCCAAGATGCAGATATGCCTTTACACCCGCGCTGTCCGGGTAGCACGTGACGGTAATTTCATAGCCAATCACTTCACCCTTGTAATTGACATCGCCGCGCTCTGTAACCTGACCATCAGGGATCGTCACGCGGATAATCTTGTCGCCGTCCAGGACGTCAAAGACTCCAGAGAAATGAGGCGACTGGTTGCCGGTGATCTTGACCAAGGAGGACGTCGCCGTGGGATCGGCGTAGTAAAGACGCAGAACTTCCTCATTAGTCTCAATCAAGGTCATTTTGAAGCTGACCTTATGGGAAGTCTGAATCACACGGACAACGTCACCGTTCTGCCACGCCTTAATCTCCGTGGTGTCAGAGTCAATCGTCTGCGTCACACCATCATTAGAAATGTAGCCAAGATCCTTGAACTTCTGATCTACAGGTGCAGACGCGCCATTCGGCAGAGGCGTCTTCAACGGACCGGTGTAGAATGCGCCGTTGATGCCCACGCGCACATTGGCTGCAATGTTCGCCATTGGGATTTCCTTTCGTTGAGGGGCTATTTCAATTTGTCAACGACAGCGCCGCGGCAGATGGTCTGCCAGTTCTGCCGAAAACGGGGAACGTCGGCGGCGGGGTCTGGCATCCACACGATTCCACCCAATGGAGAGATGGAGTAGATGAGAACCTCATCGCTGACGTTATTCTTCGTTGCACGCAGATATGCGCTTGCCTTCTCAGCGAGCGCGTATGCTTCCCTTTCCCGTTCTGCCCACACGTCGAGGATCATTGACCGTGATGCATGGGTGACTGATTTCTCGTCGCCGCCTGATGGAGTGATGACGATGAATTTTTCAGGACGGGGATTGGGGACACGCGCGACGTAGACAGGCACGTTGAGGTGGGTGGTGAGGATGCTGCGGATGCGGCTATAGACGTCTCCGTATTGAATGACTTCAGCTGCCACTATTTGCTACCTCCCCACCCTCCGACTGCCTTGGATAGTGCGCCGTTCTTTGCTTCGGCGCGCATGCCTTCCTTGCCGTTCGGCCAGACGCGAGCGACGGCTGTTTTGGGGCCTGCTTTGACTCCTGATGAGAATCCGGTGCCTGCTCGGCTGCGAATCTCGCCAGCTTTGGCGGAGAGGATTGCTTGCATCTCTGGTGAGGTGCGGAGCGCGTAGAAGCCTGCGAGGTTGAGCTCAACTTTCGCTTTACCCATGCTGTTACCCCTCCACTCGTTGTAGATTGATTCGGTAGCCGGCAGGGAAGCCGAACGGACCACGGGTGAAGTCTTCGGGGTAGCCGATGACTTCATAGGTTTTGCCTTCGATGACGACGTGGTCGCCAGGGCGGGCGAACCCCGTAGGGGTGTAGAGGTCTAGGTCTCGGCGGACACCGGTGCCGATGTCTCTGATTTCTGTGTCAGGTGACGGCGGCGCCCAGCCGAAGACCTCGACCGCTACGGGGTCGGCCCGCACGGAGTGTTTGGTGCCCCAGCTGTCCTCGGCGTCCTCAATCCTCGCCAAGTGCTGAATGAGGAATCGCTGAGTAAGCCACATTCGGCACCTCCCGCCGGTTGCTGAGCATGTCGTAAGTGCTGAACGTCTGGGTGCCGATGCCCAGCAGCTTCTTGTCCGCCTTAGTCAGGTATAGGTCGCCGTTCGGGTTAGCGAAGGTGACCTGCTGGTTGAACGGTCCAGCTGTCTGGGACAGAGACGACGCTCCGTCAATGAGCTGGCCGGCAGACATGCTGCGCTTGACCATGCGGCATGCGACGATTGCGATTGCGTCTGGATCGAGGTATTCCCAATTCGGGGCAACCGCTCGGATGTACACGCCTGCGTCCTCCAGGAGCACCTCTGCGTGAGAGTCTGCTCCTGGAGGCATGTCAGGCCAGCGAGCGCGCAGGTCGTCGGCAGTCAGCTGTGGGAATCCGTGGGCTGCCATTGCGTCTCCTACAGGGTGTACTTGACGAAGTTGGCGGCGTCTGCGATTGCCCAGCCGAATTCAGCCTCGGCGCGAATTGCGACGAGATTGTTCTCAAACAGAGAGACGAGCTCGCCGTTGATGGTCACAGCCGATTCGGTGGAGATGTCGAAGTTGATACCGCCGACGGTGCCCCAGATTGCCTTCGACCAGTCGCCTCCGATGCCGATTACGGAGCCGGCTGCGGTGCCATTTGCGACGGTGTCCGAGAACGCTGCGGGGCGACCGAGTACAGATCCGGAGCGGACGGTGGATGCGGTGCCGTTGATGGGGTCAGCGATGAACAAAGGGCGACCGTTGACGTCCACACTCGCGTTGAAGATGGGTTCGGCCACGTCGTCGAAGACGAAGCCCGTCAGCTTCTTCTTATCTTTGACCAGCAGGTCCAAACCCGCGTTGACGTCAGAAAAAACACCGCCCTTTGCAGAGGCGTTGGTGCCAATCTTGACGGTCTTGGTGGTTGCTGCGAGGTGGGTACCTGCGCCGAAGGGACTGGCGGTGCCGTGGATAACGGCTGCGTCGAACGCCTGTGCGAATGCCTCTGCAATATCTGCGCGCAGAATCTCGACGTAGTTCGCCGGGTTCGCGCGAATGACCTCGGCGGAAACCACTGCGATAGCAGTAAGCTTCTTCGGGGTCATGGTCTTCAGGCCCATGCCGTTCTTCGTGACGTGCTTCTTCGCGCTTTCTGCGGTCCAGCTAGCAGTCGGTTTCTCGGTCACCATCGGGACCTCAATACCACGCTCGGACAGCGGCACCTGGCGAGCCAGACGCTGGACGACGGACGATCGGCGCGCCTCTTCAAAATATGCCTGAGCCAGGTCCGGCTTGATGAAGCCTGACAGGTCACTCAGCTTAGTAGCGGCGGTAATTGCCATGAGCTACTTTCCTTTCTAAGGGTTGGTTTAGTTGATTCCAAGCGCGGTTTTCAAACCCTCGACGAGCGGGTCGCCGTTCAGCGCAACTGAAGAGGGTTCGCCCTCGGTGCGAATCACTGTGCGAGGTGCCGCCGGCTTGGTAGCTAGAAGACTCTGCAGCTGTGTCGCATGCTCTTCGAGAGCTTCCTTCGTCTCGCCTCGGAGTGCGTCAGCAGGTACCCCGTATTCAGTGGCGATTGCGTCACGCCACGAGCGGATCTCGTTTGCGTGGGTGAGCTCTGCAATCTTTGCCTCGGCAGCCTCCGCGCGAGCGGTGAGCTCTTCAACGGTGCCAGCCTTTTCCTTGAGGTCGGCATAGTCTACGTACTTTGCGCGTTCACGGCGGAGGCGGTCAGCGAGCACGCTGTTGAGCTGTTCCTGCGAGGTGATGGGGGTGAACCCGGTGGCTTCGCTGGCCTGTACCTCGGTGGTGACGTTCTCGACATTGTCGGTCATTGAGTCTCCTTAACAGAACCGTCCCGTGGAGCGGGGTGCTTCACGGGACGTTAAATATGTGGTTATCCAGGCTAAGCCCCGCCTGTTGGGGGAAATCTTAGGTATAGGTTGCCCCCGCACCTGCAGTGGTACGGGGGCAACCTATTGTCTATCTAAAGGCCTGGGTTTTTGGGGATAAGAACCTCACCAGCTGCGGTGCGCTCATCATACTCGCGTGCGATAGTACGCATTTGGACATGCGACCCTCGCTTAAAGCGCTCCTCGAGGACCCATTGGCGTTTCATGGCTTCAGCCTTATTAGCTGGTACCGGCGGCGTAATCTTAGTTACACAGAATGTAATGGGGTCGCTCAGTGTCGGAGGAGCTAGAAGGGATTTTTCAGGTTCCATACGAGTATTCTACTTCACCCCCCTACTAACTCTGCAAGCACGGTCCAGGTACCGTTTCTCTCCCACGTATCAAGGATTTTTATTTTACTCATCCTTGGTAGCAGAACTTCCCCTTGTGCATATTGTGAATGATTCCACAACGGAGCCGCTGTTGAGCCAGCCCTTATGAGAACTCGGAGGGACACTCTCTGCTCATCATCCACATACACTAGCTTTGAGACCGAAGAAGCCATATACGGCTTTACGTCAATCACAGCCCCAGGCAAAGAGAACAGCTCTTCAGCAGTCTTGACGCCCAACCCAGAGATTGGGTGCGCCCGTTCCACCGTGTAGTCCTCCTCAGCAACAGCAGCGGCAATCGCCGCGTCCAGAGCATCCACGACTTGCTGAATGGCTCCATCAGGATCTGTTCGGCGACCAAGCAAAAACTCCTGCACCGCTCGATACATGGGTAACTTGTTGCTGTACTCTTCTTCAGCCCAGGCACGTAATGCGCGGACTGCCTCGCCCGAGTACCATGCTTGAATTTTGTTTGCCCAGACAGCACGTGGCTCCAGGGGCGAACCGTCCCATGTCTCTGTATCAACCCGAGGCCGTAGCTTCTGTCTGCCGCCTTTGGAACGTACAAGCTCTGGGAACATCGCTTCAAACTGGCTAATGATTTGCTTCTCGCGAGATCTTTCATTACCCGGCCAGGAAGCTCCTTGTGCCTCTAGCATCAGTTCTGCGGCCTTCCACTTTTCAAGGTAAGCCTCTGGATCATACCCGCTGATTTTTATGGTGCTGTCACCCCATGATGGGACGGGCATGCACCGGCAATGCGGATGGAAGCGCTTCGTGGCGCCGGCAGAATCAGCGGACCTGTAGACAAAACCCTTCGACGCCAACATGATGCAGAAACCACATTCTCTATTGCCGCGAGGTACGCGGGCAAATCGCGGGCGGTGAGGGTCTTTGTCCCCCGAAATGCGGATGCTACGACGGGCGCTATCCACGATTCGTTCATCGGCCAGATTTTTCAGTCGGCTCCTGAGCTTTACCAGCCCCTCATCTTTTTCTGCCGACTGCGCTACAACCTTCTGCACCATCTCTGAAATTTCGTCGGTGCTGTACCCTTCAAACAGTGCCCCAGTGTATTCCGCTAGTTCAAGGTCTGCAGCGGCACGGCGGGCTAGATACCATTCCCGACCAATTTCGGCAGCTGCCAGGCCGAACTTCTCGAGCACGGCCATGAGCGCAACCTCAGCCGCGGAGGCAGTCGCACCAGGTGTCTTGTCCGCCGCAGCCATGAGCTTATCGAAGGTCGCAACGCCTGAATGCGCAATCTGTTCTAGCTGCCGAGTGAACGAGTTGATCTCTTGACGAGCCTGCTCCGCGTTGGTCATCCGTCCCTCGCTCTACTCCGCTAAATTTCGCTCTCTTCAGTGGTCTGAGCCGCATTTTTCGCGCGGGCGATTTCGGCTTGATATCGCGCCGTTTCCATATCAAGCCTCGAAGCCTCAATCATCTGCTCACCTAACGAATCTGCGGTGGCACGAGCCTGGGCGAGCCGCTTATCCGCCATGAGGCGCTCAATGGAGGCTTGATCGTAGCCGAGCTTCTCAAGGATGACAGGAGACTCTGCCAGCCACGGCAGCATCTGTATCTGCTTCAGTACCGCATCTGCTGCGGCCGCGTCAGACGTATGCACGACGGGCGCGAAGTGCGGACGCACCTTAGACAGCCCCTCCAGTTCGTCGAGCGATGAGGTGCCTTCACGAAGAAGCACACTCACAATAGCCAGCTGGGTTAGCGCGCTCTTGAACCCACGGATGCACCGCTCTGCGGCAAGACGCAGCGGGTCACGCTGAGACTGAATCGCTGAATCCGACGCGGGATTGTCTGAGGGGAATCCCAGCTCATCGAGCGGAATCTGGGACTCTGCAGCCAGCAGGGATGCCCACTGGCGGAGCTGGTCGGTATGCGGCTGCATCGACAGCTGGGAGAACTGCGTGATCTGCGGCAGGTTGCCGTCCTCATCACGCGAGACAGCCAGCATCTTCGAGACAATCGCGTCCCACTTAGATGCGGCGAGCGCCTCCGGGTCAGCGCCCAGAATCGCACGCTGGGGGGTCGCGTAGAATTCGGCGCCGACCTCACTACGAACAATAGTTCGTACCGCTGAATCAGTCAGCGACATGACCGCACGGCTGATACGCGAACGACCGAATGGGCGGCGCAAATCAGCTCCAACCGTCACGGCGACCATGAGCGGGCGACCGGTGGGGTTAGGGACACTCTCAGCGGTGTACTCGTCAGTTGCCGAGCGGCGTACCGTCACGGTCTTGTCGGGGAGGTAGACGATGAACTCGGTAGGGTTAATCTCGCCCATCTCGTTGGTGTCCACCTGTGTAATTGACAAGCCGGCGGCAAGACGGCGGGTTCGCTGATCCCAGATGCCTGTCGCCCAGTGCGCTGACTTCGGAAGCCACAGAATCTCAGGCTCTCCTGCAGCAGTATCGCCCTGGGTAATAGTCAAGAAGACACAGCTATGAATGAGTGCACTAGAAACGGTCTGCGCGAATGCTTCCTTGAAGTCGTTTGCGTCAACGAGGTCGTTCAGACCGAACGGGTCGTCCTCTTCACCAGGGGCAACAAACCCTTCGAACTTGAGGCGGTCAGCGAGCACATCTACGGTCTTTGCAGGCCAGCCCAGAACCGAACCGATTGTCTTCAGCTGCGGTGGGATTGAAATTCCCAGGTCTTTCAGCCCAATTTTCTGGTCATAGTAGTTCTGGCGCACGCGGTTTCGCGCGCGCTTAGCGACCAGTTGGTTCTGCATCTTCGAGATGAGCGTCAGCTCCGTCTCAGTGAAAACCGTGCGAGTCGCTTCAGTCTCAGGCAGAGATGAAAAGCTCATACTGTGATTACCTGCCTTCTTGCGGGATTTCGTCGGGTAGTACGTGCGGCCCAGTAAGCCAACGTTGCTGCTTCAAACATCGTGACGCTACCGCCTTCTGCAGCTTGCCAGCCGAAGCCGCCGCGGTTGCCGATTTTGCGACGTGTGCATGAGAGCACCTGCTGAGTTAGCTCAGGCTGGTTGCTGTGCGCGAGGTCCTTACCAATCACTGCCTGGTCTACCATCGCATGAGCAACAATGACCTGGTCCAGCGAGGGCTGCCAAATGAGAGTCTTTGACTTCACCCCAGCTTCACGGAGCGCGTTGACCAAATATCCCACGCCAGCCTTTCCGTCGATAACAATCTGAGCGGCGCGTGAGGCATGCTCAGCGAGGAAGTCTACAAGCCAGCCGGTGCCATTGGCCAGAGGCTCAGATCGCAGGCCCTCGATGAAGATTGGGCCGCCAGTATCCGGGCGGCGAGCGACAGCGAGCGCAACCTCCATACCGTCAGGAGAGAATCGCACACCGAACACGGTGCGGCCCTCCTTGGGAGCCTCGCCCTCGCATGCGTGCCAAGCTTCAGGGGTGAAGGCTGCCTGAGTTGCTGTGGCTTCGTCCCAGATTCCGAGCGCCTCACGCCTGAATGAATCGGGAGTAAGGTTCTTGCGCATGCGCTCAATTGCGACAGCGCTAACGCGAGTTGGAAAGGACGGGTTGGCTTTAGCCCATTGCTTCTTATCATCGGCTCGGGCTCCGGGGTCTGCAGCGCACTCGACATATAACTTGTCCTTATCCCCCGCGAGTGACTCGGCGCGGTGCCTGGTGAACACCTCGCTCGGGTCGCTGGGCTTCGGCGGGGTGCCCATCATCAGAACCAAGCCGTTCGGGGCGGCATTGGTTGCAGGGAGCATGTCGTCCAGTGCCTTCTCGGTGAGAATCTGCGCCTCATCAAGCACAATGACGTCCACTTTTGCGAAGCCACGACCAAAGCCGCTTTCACGAGCGCCGAAGAGAATTCGTGAACCATTCGCGAACTCTACGGCTTCCTGACCGGCGCCGCGGCGGACATGGGAGATGAACGGGGAAACCGCCGGGCGAGCCGCAATGCCCTGCATGGACTGGAACGTCTCATTGTGGGTGCGAGCGCGGTGCGCTGACCAGAGAACGAGCGTCTTCGGGGAAGCGATGCAGGCAGCGAAGATGAAGCCGGCAACCATGTGTGTCTTACCGACCTGTCGAGGCAGACTCAGTGCGGCGCCACCCACGCCGGCAGCGTAGAACCCGTCCTTGCGTTTTGCGAAGATGAGCTTGCCAATATCAATCTGCCAGGGGTCGAGCGGATAGCTCATCTTCATGAACTGCCGAGCAATGGACGGCCAACCGGTCGAGACAATCCCCTCAGGTACTTTGAGCTGCGCGGCGACCTCAGAGAGTGGACGGGTCGAAGGGGGCATCTTCCGCATGGTGTGCTCCTTCAATCTCTGCCTCTGCCCCGTACTGCTGCTCTAACTGTTCCAGCTCCTCGATATCCTTATCGAGGTCCTGGAATCGGCGTGCGAGCGCGGCTAGGTCACGGGCCAGCGTGTTTGGGTTGTCAATATGCGCAGCAAGCTTGCTGCGCAGAGCACGGAGCCTGTCGAGGCGCGTGCCGG